ATATCATATCCATTCAGTAATGATATGATAAATGTACGCATCTCTTCTGCTTTTTCTATTGTCTTGGCCTTACAATCAAATGTAACCGTTTCATATCTTACACTTGGACCATCCATTGTTTGTGTTCCGATGGTATTGTCACGACTAAATACAACGCAAGGCAACTCTACATTCTGGTTCTCAAACGTGCTTTCACTATAAACAGGAACCTGTAGATTATTATGAATTAGGCTGCGTAAGTTGTTATAATATTCTGTTATTCCTGCCATATGATTATTTTATTTGTAGATTACATTGAACACTATATCCCTATTATAAATAGCGGTGTTTATATCAAAATCGTTTGTTTCGGATGCTAATGCCATTTGATAATCATACGCATCTAATAGTGCTAAAAGAAAGTCGCGTATTTCTTCTACCTTTTCTATAGTTTTTGCTTTTATGCTAAAAACAACACTATCAAAATATGGACCAGAGCCATCCATTATTTGACTGCTGCTAGTTGATATTCTGCTAAAAACAATGGCAGGCAGGCTTACATTTTGGTCTTGATATGTGCTTTCTGTATATACAGGCACTTCTAGTTGCTGATATACAAGTTCTCTTATAAAATCGTATGAGCCAGATGGGTTCATTTTGTATATTTCTTTAGCCTTGACTCTAGTGCTTTTACAAACTTGTCAGTTAGTATTTGTGCGTTATTCTGCATCGCATCTTCCATAAACTTATATCTTGGCTCTAATACATTAGCATAACGCCAAGGTACTCTTGGTCTGCCATTTCTATCTGTTCCTCGCACATTTTTACTAACACCTGTGATAATCACTACAGTGCCATCTTTTTCGTATATAAGTTTTTTTCTTTTGATGCTGCTTTGTAATAAGCCTGTATCTACTAAGCCATTGCTTTGTATGTTTCCTATCGCCGCATCAACAACTATTTTATTAGCACTATATGCCGCACTTACAATACTGCGTGCAGCAAACTCTTGACTTATACTTTGTAGTTTTTTGTCAAGTTCCTGTAGTCCTTTGATTTGTATTGATACAGCATCTGCCATTAGTTTCTTCTTTCACCAGTGACTTTAGTATATCCATCATATACTAGTTCATCAACATATACGACGTTATACTTGTTTCCATCATATGTTATGTTGGCTTTTTCAGTAACATTAGCATTATTACGCAGTGTAAAAATATATGTGGCTGTGTTGTATATATAGCCATTGTTTGTATTTTCGCCACCACCTTGTTTTTTTACATTAGCAAATAAAGATTGCGAAGCATAGTTCATTATGCTTTGACCAAATCTATCAACGCTGCTGCTGGTAGGATACTCCAGCATTATCTTTTCATCAAGTAAGCCGGGGTTCATATTATTGTGGTTTTACAAGTTTGTATGGCGATAATAGAGCATCTACAGTATAGTTCAGCGGTGATGTAGATATACCGATTGCTTGTGGCAATCTATTTTCATACCAGTTATTGACCAGTATCATTTGTGCTATTCTTACATTAGTTGGTATGCTGCCGCTGTTTGCTACAGTAAATGTTATGTTGCCGCTAAAATATTCACCTTCTGGAATATAAGAATACCAACTTGCTGCTACTTCTTTTAGTGAGCCAGTAGATACAGTATTTACAGTTTGAGTGCTCAAAAATATATCACCACTGCTGCTCCATACATACATACTATGCGTACAAGCAGTAAAATCTCTATTACATTCCGCAGTTACTTGTTCATAACTGGCAGTAATAAGCGAACTAATCAACGTGTCATCATCATTGAACTGAACACGTAAATAGTTTTTTGCTTCTGTTAGGGTAGGCCCGTAGTTTGATATATTTGTTCTGGTTCTCATATACTATAAATAGAGGATTATAACTATAAATAGCCTTATACAGAATAATAAATGGATAAAAAAAGGCCCGCATTGCTGCGGGCCTTAGTTATAGAGAACCTAACAAATATTAGGCGACGTTTGCGACCAACTTGACGAGCGAGTTGCCGTCAGTTAGAGCAGAGTCAAATCTCTTGTGTGCTCTCCAGCCGATATTGCCTTCAGCAGCATATAGTTCGTTGAGGCGTTGTAGCGAGTAGCCACCACGGTCACCGATTACGAAGTGCTGAGGATATAGCAATGCACCCATTACGCCAGTTGTGGCCTGCCAAGTAGCAGGAGCGGCGTATGTGGTATATACTGGACGACCCAAGAACAGGTCTGGCTGACCAGCCTGAACGGAAACTTCCCACAGGTATGTACCAGCGGTAGAAGCCTTCAACTGACGCATCTGCGAAGCGAGACCATCGCCAACGATCCAGACGGCTTCCTGACGACGATTGCCTGGCATCTTGTAGTATGCAGCAATCATATTGTCCAGAAGAGCAGAACCTGTGCTTGAACCAAGGTTTTGGCTCAATGCAGCGTTTCCACCAGCAGTCGTGTAGCGGAGGATACCGCGTGGTTCATTTGTGCCTGAACCAGAGACGAATGCTTTTTCTTCCAAGTTGCCGAAGCCAATACCCATTTCAGCAGCGAGTGTGCTTTCCAAGTCGGTAGAAGCGTCCTGCAAGAGTTCTTCCGAGACCTTGATGAGGGCGGTAGCCTTATAAGCACCAAGTGTAGCAGAACTGAACGAAACGTCTGTTTCAGAGTATGAAGCAGATGGGTTCTGGTCCTTGAACACTGCGGTGACACCACTTCCAACGATTGGAAGAGTTGTGGTGCTGGTGGTCTGGATGGTGCGAGCACCAATACGACGCATTACAGAGTTCTGTAGAAGAGTGCGTTGAATGGTTTGCAGAAGAATGACAGGAACATTGACGCCACCTTCGCTGGTGCTGAAACTGTTCAACTGACGAAGTTCGTCGGTGTTGCCAGTGCGAACATAGTTCAAGAAGGCTGAACGATATTCATCTTCACTTGGACCAGTTTTGGTGTTGATGGAACGCTTGTCTAATACTTCGCCCATCTTGCTGTTGATTGTGTCAAAGCGAACTTCGGCTTCAATCTGCTTGGTTAGTTTGTTGTATTCATTTTCCAAAGCGTCAAACTTTGCGTAGTCGCCTTCGGAACGTTTATCAGAGGCAATATCCATAATGTTTTTCATCTGGGAATATACCTCGTTGCGGGTTTTTAGTAGATTACTCATACTTATTTCCTTATTTTATTGTTATTGTTGTTTTTATTGACTGAGCACGAGGTTGTGCCTCGGCAAAAGTTTTATTTTTTATCCAATGATAAAAACTTGAAACGCAGGTCATAGTCCTTGCTTTTATCAGCCTTTTGTACTTCTGGCTGAACAACTGCTGGCGTTTCTGCGGCTTTGTCTTCTTTTCTAACTTCTGGAGCAGGAGCATCAACTTTTTCTCCTTGTTCCTTGTCCAAGTTTTCCACAAAATCTTCATTACGCATAACACTCAGCGTTGTTTCACTATATGCTGGACTGGATACAACACTAACTTCACGTAGATTTAGGCTTTGTATTTCACGTATCTTTTCTCCGCTGCGAACATAGTTCTTGCTGCGTGGGCTGTTGAAGCCAAAACTAAAGCCACGTAGGTCTCCACGTTCAGCACTAACCAGTGTATCATCTCCGTATGATGTCTTTGGAACATCAATCTTTACATAAAGTCCATCAGCCCTGTCTTCCAACATTAGGGTTCCTGCTGACTTACGACCGAGCAAATAAACAGGATTATGCTCCTTGAAAGCCAATACATCATTCTTGTCTATGCTTTCTCTCAAAGCACCCGGCATAATGATTTCACGAAACTTGTCTCCGCTCATTGTGCGAAGTTCATTGCTCATACTATTATAAACTACGGCTCTGCCAGTAATGACACGATTTTCTTTGTCAATCTTGACATCCTCCATCATATATCCTCTGTATTCTAGATTATCTTTCATAGTATATAAATAGTGTTATTGTAAGTATATTGTTCTTTATTCAGTGCTGTTTGCATATTTTGGATGGTCTGCATTTAGCAGGTCATTGTCTCCAACATATGCTTCATTATCTGGACTTCCTTTACGAGCCAGTTCCAAGAAAGCATTTACTCTTGCCATTGCCCACGCTGCTCTGCTTACGCCCGGTCTATGACTGGTTGAGTATGCTCCTGCTCCTCTGCGATATACAGCCTTTAGCGATCCTAATCTTACTTTTGACCAATTTGGACGATTTTCTTCAGTCATCTTGGCATTATGGTCTTCTACTTTATTTTCCAATGCTGCTTCTATAGCATCTGTCATTTCAATGTCTCCAGATTTGCCACTTGCTGACTCTGGCTCATTCTTTTCGCTACCTTGTATCTGGTCTTTTTCTGGGGCAGGTGCATCTGCTCTATTTTCAGGATTTGCTGTTGGAACTACTGAAGGATTACTGATTACGCCAAAGTTCAATGGACGAACATAATCATCGCCACCCTTTTCGGCTGGGATGTTGATGCCGCTGTCTTCTTCTTCATTGACTTGATTTGCGGTCATTACGCCGTGCTCAAGAGCAAATCTATAATATTCTATTCTGGTCTTGACATCGCCTCTAAGCAGTCCATTGACATTGAAATTCACATACACTTCATCGTCATCATCAAGCATTTGTTTTTGTATTTGTTGCTCAATATTTGTGATGATTGGGTTTAGTGTGTATGTTACAAATTCTATAGCCTGCATTTCTACGCTGGCATATGTTGGTGTGTTTTGCAGGGCCAACATATGAGCAGGAACTCTAAAAATATCTGCGGCAATACGTTGAGCACTAAACTGCTTTTGCTGTATATACTCA